ACCGAGACTACCTACACCGCCCAGAATCAAGAGACGCTGCGTCGGATCGTGATGGCATGGCTACACGGTGAGGAGTTTGAGGGTTGATATATATCCGCGACGAGTGTGGGCCGGTTAGGACGGGGATTAACGTGTACCCGCGCCACTCAGGCTCGGTGGGTTTTCTGGTTGCCATAGGCCGCGTGCGGTTCATGCTGAGGTATTCGCGGGTGTCGGGTTTGCTGTACTGTTATGGGTGGCGCGTGTGAAGTACCGTAGGAAGCCACTGAGTGTTACCGCGAAGCAGTGGACGGGGCATAATTTGCCTGAGATCGCAGCCTTTATTGATGATGATGTAACGGTCAATCGGCACAGTCAGATCGTATTGGACACCGCATTCGGGGAAGAGCTTGCGTCGCCTTATTGCTGGATTGTGAAGAACGAGATGGGGCATGTGACAGCACTGAGCCCACAGGCGTTTTCAGACACGTATGAGGCTATCTAGGAATGAACGATAACCTGACGATGGATGACTTGCTGGCGGAGCTGGTGGCCCGCGAGGAGGCGATGGCATCGTTTGCTGCGTATATTGAGTATGTGAGTGGTTTGAAGCCGCCGCCGCATTTGAAGTTGATCTGTGACAAACTGGATGAGGTTGCTGAGGGTAAGATTCAGCGGCTGATGATTTCTATGCCACCGGGGCATGGTAAGTCGTTTGCCGCGTCGCATTACTTCCCGGCTTATTACTTGGCGAAGAACCCGACGAAGAACGTGATTTTTGCGACGCACAAGCAGGAGCTGTCGGATTCGTTTGGTTTGAAGGTTCGGAACGTCATCAAGGGCGACGAGCATAGGCGGCTGTTCCCGGAGGTTGGGATTAGTGCGGACAAGACAGCGGCTGGCGAGTGGATGACGACGCAGGCTGGTGGTTATCACGCGACGGCTGTTGGCGCGAACGTGACTGGGCGGCGCGGGGATATATTGATTGGGGACGATTTGCTGTCGGGTATTCAGGCGGCTGAGTCGGACAGTGAGCGGAATAAGTTATGGGCATGGTACGGTGCGGATTTTTTCACGCGTCGTAAGAACAAAGACACGCCGATCATCCTGATTGGAACGCGCTGGCATTTGGGTGACCACATGGGTCGCTTGGATCAGGGCGAACGGGATGGTGAGGGCGAGAAGTGGGAGCGGGTAATTTTGCCTGCGCTGGCGGTGGATAACGACATTTTGGGGCGAGAGCCCGGAGATGCGCTGTGGCCGGAACAGTTTCCGAAAGAGGAACTGGAGAAGATCCGCCGCCAGCCTTCCACGACGAGCCGTATCTGGTCGTCGCTGTATCAGCAGAATCCGGTTGTGGATGATGGTGGTATTATCGATCAGACGTGGTTTAAGTGGTGGCGCTCCCCTGATCCGCCGGAGGTGAAGTACGTTATACAGGCGTGGGATACGGCGCTGACGGCGAACAAGACATCGGCGTTTAGCGCGTCAACGACGTGGGGCGTGTTTGATGACGATAACGATATACCGAACCTGATACTGTTGTCGGTGTGGCGCGACCGGGCTGAGTGGCCGATACTGCGGCGCATGGTGCAGCGTATGGCTACGGATTACAGGGACGATAACTATCGCACGCCCATCAAGGTATCGAAGAATCGCAGGCCCGATACGGTGCTGGTGGAGGCGAAGGCGAACGGCCAGATGCTGATACAGGATTTGGGCCGTGCGGGAATTGTTGCAACGCCGTTTAATCCTGATAAGTTTGGTGATAAGATTGCACGCGTTAGATTGGTGACTGACTTGATTGAAAATGGTAGGGTGTGGCTACCGGCGATGAAGCCGTCATATGATGAGTTGAGGCCGTGGGCGCGTGACTTTATGGAACAGTGCGTGCAGTTTCCGGCGGCGGATTCGAGGGACTGGGTTGACACGATGACTATGGCATTCTTGCGGGTTAAGCAGTCTGGTTGGGTACACAATACGGAAAACCCGTATGAAGAGGTATATGACGTACCGCTTGAACGCGCTTCGTTTTATTGATAGGAGGCATAATGGCCCGCAAACCGATGACACTCGAAGACACACTACGCCCTCAGTTTGAGGGCATTGGTGGCGTTGATGTTGATATGCCTGAGGGCGACGCAGAATACGAAGTCGAAATGGGCGGCCCTGAGATGGTCGATGGCGCTGAGATCACCGAACTGGATGATGGTGGCGTTGAGATTGATTTTGATCCTTCGGAAGACGAAGAAGACGAGATCAAGCACGAATCGAACCTTGCGCTGTACATGGACGACATGGACCTGAACGCTGTGGGCGAGATGCTGCTCAGCGGCGTTGAGGAAGATAAGCAGAGTCGCGGCGAGTGGGAAACCACGATGTCTGAGGGCATCAAGTTGATGGGCCTGAAGATTGAAGACCGTCAGACGCCGTTCAAAGGCGCGTGCGGCGTTTACGATCCACTCTTGGCTGAGGCTGTGGTGCGTTGGCAGGCTGTTGCCTGTGGTGAGCTGTTGCCGGCCAGTGGTCCTGTTAAAACGCAGATCACAGGCGTAGCGAATGAGCAGCTTGAGGCGCAGGCGTCGCGGGTTAAGGACTTCATGAACCTTTACCTTACGGAATTGGCCCCTGAGTTCTACGAAGAGTTCGATCAGATGCTGTTCTGGTTGGCGCTGGTGGGCTCGACGTTCAAGAAAGTATATCAGGATCGGCTGCTGGGACGCCCGGTGAGCCGTTTTGTTTTGCCGGATAACTTCATTGTTGCGTATGGCACGACCGACTTGGAAACATCGCCACGTTTCTGCCACATTACGCCCATGACGCGCCGCAATTTCCGCTTGGCGCAGCTGGCTGGCGTGTATCGCGACATTAAGGTTGGCGATCCGCAGCCGGACGATACGGATCAGACCCCAATACAGTCGCAGGTTGATGGCGTTCAGGGTGTTGAGCCCGGTGCAGAAGGCACGGAAGAGTATAAGATTTACGAGGTTTATGCCGACCTGAACCTTGAGGGCTTTGAGAATGAGGATGGTATTCCTCTGCCGTACATCGTGACGATTGAAGAGGGTAGCCGCAAGGTTCTGTCGATCTATCGGAACTATGAAGAGGGCGACCCGACGTTCAAGCGTCAGGGCAATTTCGTTCACTATAAGCTGATGCCCGGCGTTGGCTTCTACGGCCTTGGCTATGCGCACTTGTTGGGCAACTCGGCAAAGACGGCGACATCGATCCGTCGTCAGCTGATTGACGCGGCGACGCTGAATAACTTCCCCGGTGGCTTGCGCGTTAAGGGCATGCGTCTGGACGACAACAACATCGGGATTGGCCCGACGGAGTTCCGTGAAATTGACACGGGCGGCATGCCTATTCAGAACGCAATCATGACGATGCCGTATAAGGAACCTTCGCAGGTTTCTTTGGCGCTGCTGAAGGAAACGTATGAGAGTGCGCGGAATCTTGCCAACACAGCCGAAATTGCGGTGGGTGAGGGCAGACAAGATGCTCCAGTTGGAACGACTGTGGCTCTTATGGAAGCGGCAACCCGACTCCAGTCGGCGACGCTCAAGCGGTCGCATAAGGCGTTCAATCGGGAACTAAAGATGATTGCGAATTTGTTTGGCAAGTATCTGCCAGACGAACCGTATCCATTCCCAGTTCGCGGCGGCATGTCGGCGATTATGCGGGAAGACTTCTCGGATAACATTGATGTCATTCCGGTAAGCGATCCAAACATTTCGTCGTCGGCGCAGCGCATGATGCGGGCTGAGGCCCTTTTGCGTTTTGCGACACAGCAGCCTGACCAGCACAATCTGCGCGAAGCCTATCGTCAGATGTATGTTGAGATGGGGATTCCTGAAGAGAAGATTGAAATGCTCCTGTTGCCTGAGCAGCAGAAGCCAAGGCCAATGGATCCGCTGTCTGAGAACCAGAACGCGCTGGTCGGCATCCCATTGATCGCTGGCGCGTATCAGGATCACGATGCGCACATCGCGGCGCACGCTCCGATTGCTGAAGAGAACCCAGCGCTGCAGGCGCACATTAATGAGCACTTAGCTCTGAAGATGCGCTTGCAGGTTGAGCAGATCATTGGGCAGCCGCTTCCGCCTCCCGGCCAGCCGCTACCACCAGAGATTGAGAACCAGCTTGCGGTTATGGTTGCACAGGCCATGCAGCAGCTTGCACCATCCTATAAGTCTCAGCCTCCCGGCCCAGACCCATTGCTTCAGGTGGAGCAGATGAAGGTTCAGCAGCGTGATGCTGATAGCAAACTTGACGCCCAAGTTCAAATAACGAAGGCGGAAATAGAAGCCCGGACTGACGCGGAAGACCGGGCTTCGAGAGAGCGGATTGCGGTAATGAAGCTGGAATCCGAAGCCCTGCGTAACAATGGAGGTTTCCAATGAAGATGACTGACATGCGGGCTAAGGCTCGTGCAATTTTCGGCCCAGCAATCGCTGAGCCAATGCCTAAGCAACCTAATGGCGCCAAGGCGCTTCAGGAGCGTGCAAACGCCCGCCCTATCCCTACCTATAAGGTTGGTGGCGTTGTTAAGAAGAACACGCCTCCCCAGCCGACCGCAGCTGAGCGCGCAGCAGATCGCAAGCGTCGCGAAGAGTATGCCAAGATGAAGGTGACGAAAGAACAGGGTGCAGCCATCACCCGTGGTAATCGCGCTGCTGACATTGAAGGTGGCCGTTATAAGAAGGGCGGTAAGGTTCAGACATCCGCTGACACTGCTAAAAAGCTGGCCACCGAAATGGGCGGCATGAAAAAAGGCGGAAAGGCGAAGAAGGACGGACTCGCTGTCATGATTGCTATTGGTTCGCCTATGAAGGGCATGAAGAAGCCAATGAAGAAAGCCGAAGGCGGTGATTTGAAGAAGAAGGAAGAAGCTCCAACATCGCAAGGGCCAATTACTAGAGAAAACCTTGCAGAGCGTAAGGCCGCCAATACGGCTTCTAAAGCTATTACGGGTAACCTAACGGGCACTGCGCTTGACCCCAGAGGCGCAGCAACTATGGTTCTTACTCCCACGCCAATCACTACGCGGGTT